AAGAGTTAAATGAATGGGCGAGGACTAGAAACCTCGCCTATATTATATACTTAAGTAACACTGCCGAGAAGTCCCCTAAATCATTGAGAGCATTTTGGCACATTCCGTCAATAGATGACGTAGAGGTAGAGGAAGAAAAAACAATGCTGACTGATGAACAACTTGCAAGGACTTTAAAATTGTATGGAGTAAACTAATAAAAAATGGCTACGGAAAATTTAGAGATAATTATAGGTGCTAATACGCAAGACTTACAAACCGGCTTAAATCAGGCTTCGCAATCAGTAACCAATTTTGGCAATGCAGTAAGGACAAATTTAAAACCAACTGCAGACGCAACAAACGCTTTGAGTAACTTGTCAAGAGTTGCACAGGACGCTCCTTATGGCTTTATGGGTATTGCGAACAACTTGAACCCATTATTAGAAAGTTTTCAAAGATTAAGTAAGGAAAGTGGTGGCGCAGGTTCAGCATTAAAAGCATTAGTAGGTGGCTTAACTGGTCCTGCCGGTATTGGTTTAGCTTTGGGTGCAGTATCTTCTTTAGTAGTGGCATTTGGAAGTGATATTGCAGGTTGGATAGCAAATACTACTGAATTAGAAAAAGCAAATAAACAATTAAGAAATTCTATAAATGATAGCTTAAAGGGGATTGAAGCAACTATTGCTAATGACCAAGCTTTAGTAGGTGTCATTAATGATGTTACACAATCAACACAAGCAAGAGAAGCAGCTTTAAAGCAATTAAAAGAAGCACACAAGGGGAATGTTGAATTGCAAAAAACTGATATTAATGATGGAGAAAAATTAGTAGGCATTATTGATAGATTATCTCAAGCATTAATAAGAAAAGCACAAATTGAAGGAACTGCAAAAATAATAGGCGAAAAATATGCAGAATTAATAAGATTACAAACGGCTGATTTAGAAGAGCAAATAGGAGATTTAGCTTGGTATTCTCAAACTTGGGATTTTGTTTCAGGTTCCATAAAAGGTTTAACAAATAATTTAGGGGGTGCAAATACTGCTATTAAATTAAGCAATGACGCTTTAGAAAAAAATGCAGAAAAAGCTGATAAAACTAAAAAAGTAATTGATTTATTAAAAAGTTCTTTAGCAGATTTAACAAAAGCTTCTTTCGCTGCCGGAGATTATAATGTAACAGGAACAACTGCCCCAAAAGCAGGAACAAATAAAAAAGAAGATGTTGACACTTCAGTATTAGATACATTAAAGAAAACGCAACAATTATATAAAGATGACGCATATTTATATAAAGCTTATGCTGATAAAATTGTTAACGAAGAATTAAGGATAGCATTAGAAAAAGCAAAAATAAATAAAGCAAGTAAGGAAGAGATTGCGCAAATTAACGAACAGGCGAATACTGGCTTAATACAAAATCAAATTAATTTAGGTAATTCATTAACTAAATTATTCCAAGCTGCAGATAAGGAATGGTTAAATGAACAATTAAAATCTACTAAAGATAGAATATCGGCTATTCAAGACCAAATGGATATTGAAGAGAAAATGGCTGATAAGGATTTTGAGAAGAAAAAAGAAGCCGTAAGAAAGGCAATGCTCGAAATCAAAAATTTAATAGATACAAATTCAAATCCTAAAGTAATTGAATTACTTGGTGACGCTTACGATAAATTAAGTAAAAAATTAAAGTTGCTTAATATAGATGAGCAACAAAAGAATGCAGAATTATTACAAAAGAGATATGAAGATTTTGCGCAAACAATAGCAAATGACGTAACAGGTGCTTTATTTACAATGTATGACGCTATTCAACAAGGAGAACCACCTTTAAAAGCACTAGGGGATTATGTAGCTAATTTAGCTAAACAATTTGCAGCTGCAGTTATTCAAGCTACAATATTTAAAGGATTAATGGCTTTATTGAATGTTGCCACTGGGGGTGGTTCAGGTTTCTTTGGTAGCATTTTAGGTGGAGTAGGTAAATTACTTGGCTTTGCTGAAGGTGGAATAGTTTCTCAACCTACAATTGCAATGGTTGGAGAGGGTGGACAAAGTGAAGCAATTATGCCATTAAACAAATTAGGCAATATGATGAATAGCACTTTCAATGCCGGAGCAATGAGTGGGGGTGGTGCAGGAAACGGACAATTTGTGCTAAAAGGCAATGATTTAGTTTTAGCTTTGCAGAGAAGCAATTATTCACTTAATTTAAGACGTGGAGCATAATGGCATACCAAAACAAATACAAAGCAACGTTTGCGACTAAAAGTGGTAAAACGGTTTATTTATATTTATTAGAAGACGGATATACAGGGGATTTAATAGAGTATCAAGGGGTGCATATTGATTTACAATATTTGCCTACTTCGGATGACCCATTTGAGCCTATTTATGCAAGTCAACTAAATATCATTTTAGATATAACTGATGATATTAATGATATGCCTAATTTGGTTACTTTAAATGACCGAAAATATAACGCACAATTATTTATAGATAGCGATTTAGAATGGCAGGGATGGACTTTAAGTGATAGCGTATCAATTAACTATTCAACAGGTAGAAGGGAATTAAGTTTCAATGCAGTTGACGGATTAGCTTTATTAAAAGATATTCCATTGCCTATTCCTAGCAGTCAAAATATAAACACAATAAATAAACTATTGTATTATATAACGACTTCTTTAAACTTAATTGATTTCCCTAGCAACCCAAACTTAAAAACAGTTTGTTCTTATTATGCACTAGGAATGGAAGATAGAGATGATGACCCAGCTGCAGAGCCATTTAATCAAACCTATTTACCTTATAGAACTTTTATAAAAGATGATGAATACATATCCTGTTTTGATGTATTAAATAATATCATTAAATCTTTTGCTTGTAGATTGTTTCAAGCAGGTGGTAAATGGTGGATTGTATCAGTAAACGAGTTTGCAAATATAAACGCATATTATACTGAATATAATGACGCAATGACGGTAGTGGATAGTGGCACAATAGATACTTTAAGCACTATTGAAGGTTACACAGGAAATACAAGCCAATTATATTTTATTGATAATAGTCAAATAAAACTATTAAGAAAGGGTTATAATAGAGTAGAACAAACGGTGGATGTTCAAAGTGCAGAAAATTACGTTAGTAATGGCACTTTTAAGCCTTATGTAGGCAATGAAGCAGTCAATTGGGATATTGGGTACGTTTTCCCTGCAACAGTAACTTTAATAGATAATCCTGATTATAATTCTGCAACATATAGATTAGTAAGGCCGGGCAGTTCAGGTACGGCTTATGTCGAGATACAAAAAGCAAGTGGTGGAAATCCGGCTTCAGGACCTTATTTATCAGGTGGAGTTGTTTTAGATATATCTTGGATATTTAGAGGACAAGATTTAGGCACTTCGCCTAGAGCAGTAGTTTATTTACATATTACGGATGGTACTAATGATTATTATTGGAATGGAACTGCTTGGGTAAATGGAACAATATCTTATATAAATGTTCCGGCTTATACTGGAGCAAGTGGAGATGATGTAAACGAATATAGTTTCAAGACTGCAATAACCCCAATAGCAGGGCAATTATTTTTTAAGATACAAATAGACGCAGGGACAGGAAACTTTATTGCTATTAGTGATGTTAAAATAGAAACAGTATCGCAAATTTCACAAATCAATTACTTTGGGTATATTAATAATAATAAGCAATATATAAAGCGAATTGACATTCCGTATGGCTATGATAGTCCTAATGGAATTTACCCTACTGAATTAGGAGTATTAATGAATGATGACGGAACGGCTGCAGTTTCTTGGTACGAGCAAGATGACGCAACAACTTATTCAAGTTTGCTTTTATTGTTAATTCAAAAGTATATGAATATATACGGATTTAACTTAATTAACATAGATTGCAATTTATCTAGCTTTGATACTGCAAACGGATATTTAGACGGTTCAAAATTGTTTAAAGCTGACGATACTGACCCAGCACAAATAAACGTAAGTGACAATTCATATATGCTAGGCAATAGCACAATTAATTATACAAGTGATGAAAGTCAGGCAACGCTTATACAAATATCAAATGAATTGGTAGAGGCTACGATTGGCAAGACTTATATTTACAACACAATTATTTAAGTAAATTTGCAATATGGCAGACAAAGTAACAGGAAAAAATATAATGCTTTATTATCACGAAGCACCTTCGGAAACTTATCCTGATGGTAGGGATATACCTTTTGCGTGTTCAACTAATTGCACGTTTAATGTATCAGTTGACCAAAAAGAGGTTACTAGCCAAACTTCGGCTTGGTATAGAGAATATAAAATAGACATAGCAAGTTGGACTGTTAACTGTGATGGAATAGTTACATTAGACGGTTACGGTTATTTAAACTTCTTAAATATCCAACAAAATCGTACACCAATAAGCATAAAATTTGTTGTAGATAACGGAGTAGATGGTTTAGTAGTAATTAGTGGAACTTGTAATTTAAGCAACTTTCAAATGAACGCACCTTTTAAGGACATAGCGACTTATTCAGTTAGCTTACAAGGTACAGGCGCTTACGGTACAACAGGAACTTCAGTTGATCCAAGTGGAACGGTAATTGTAGCCGGTGGCGCAGTTTACTCAAAAGGATATACGGCTTCAGGAGCAGAAACTACTATAACGTGGTCGGATATGATAGGCAAAAATTGTCTTTATGTTTCTAGGGGTGGTATTGATGTACAAAATATAATAGGTACAGGAACACCAATAGACGAGCAAGTTAAATGGGTTAGTGCAACAGGTGTTTTAACGTTTAGTAGAGCGTTAGAAAGTGG